AGGCGCACCAGCCCGGCGGGATCGTGGAGTTCCAGCAGACCGACATGGCGTCGTATGGGTACACTATGAGCACCACAACCCCAGGCTATGACTTCCTGGATGGCACCCCTGCGGCCCAATGGATCAACGGCGTGACCGTGAACGGAACCGCCGTATATCCCCAAAACTTCGAGCTGACGATAAACAACAACCTCGGGAGGGTCAAGGGCATGGTAACAGCCGCCGAAGACAGCCCCTGGCCCGGCGTACCGATACCCGCCACCGTCAACATAGTGGAGGGCAGGAGGGAGATGGAGTTCTCGATGGACGTATGGATGGCAGACCTCACAAGGCTCAAGGAGGCACAGGACTTTGGAATAATCCCCGCCAACAAGACCATAGCCCTGTCCCTCCAATCCGGGAATGATTACTCACATAGACGCCAGCTGACCCTGACCGCACAGCCCCTCCTGGACGGCAACAACCACGCCCTGGTCCAGGACAAGCAGATGGAGACCCTCCGTTACAGGGTCACGGCCATACAAGTGGGTGCACCCTCCTCCAACAGCCCCACCGCATCGAGCACACAGGCGTGATACCATGCTCTGGGACCAGCACCGCGACCGCTGGACGGTGGCCGACTACCTCGCCAAGCGCATAACCTACTGCAAGTACAACGAGCTCACGGCATCGCTGTCCGTGGAGGACCGTGCCAAGCTCGGACGCCTGACCGCCAAGATGCAGTCGGGCGCGACCCTCACGAAGGAGGAGAACGACAATCTCAATGCCCTGATGGCCTCCTTCCCCCTCGATGACCTGAGAGGCGCATGCCTGGTCCCCCCGACGGACGGGGCGGGATGCAGGAGGATGCTCGCCGAGCTCCCACGGAAGGAGTCCGAGGAGCTGGAGCGCATCCTCGATAAGTGCATCGAGCCGGAGATCCCCGAGAAGGAGGTCTCCGACCCGCTCGCCATCGCCCTGGTGGCCACAGGAGGCCTCGGCATAGACATCGCCGACATGACCCTCGGACAGGGCATGGCGGTCGCCATCATCATGGGAGGCAAGAAATGACCACGCTGACGACATACTCCGACGGCAACTGGTCGGACACCACTATATGGTACGTGACCGAGGAGGGAGTGAACCCCCACGCCTACAACGATGTCCCCCACGCAGAAGACAACGTCCGCATAACCAAGCGCATCGTCGTGGACACCGCCGCCGTATGCAACGACCTCTCCATCCGCGAGGGCGGGGAGCTGGTCGGTCCCGGCACGATGGACTCCGCCAGTCTGACAATCGGAGGGGATGCGGAGCTGAGGGCATCCCTCAGACCAGCCGAGGTACGGCTGGACGGAGTGAGGATCTCCTCCAAGCACTTCATCGGCGTGGTCGGCACGGGGATGGCGATGCTGACCGACGCGGAGGATGCCGTGGTCATCATCGACGACTCCGGGATCTACAACCAGTCCGCCACCCTGATGGACGTGAAGCCCGAGGGATGCGGGAAAGCGTATGCCCGCAAGGTCGGCAACATGGTCCGCTATCTCACGATGACGGTCCGCATCCAGAGAGGGGCGGAATCCCCCTACACCGATGCGGTCATGGTCGCCGACCTCTACCGCATGGCGCAGTCCCCCTATCAGGTGCTGGCATACAACGGCTCGTGCATCATCAAGGGGTACATCGAGACCATCGCCTACGACCCCGCCAGCGTGGGCACCGCATACCACGTCATGAAGGTCACGGTCGCCGAGGGAGAGAGATGAGCGAGCTCACGTCCCTCGCCGGACAGCTCAACAGCATCAGCGGAGGGATGAGGCAGATAGGGGTGGACATCGGTCCGCTTCAGATGGCGGCCGGAGCTCTCCAGCTCGTGGGCGGGATGGGAGAGGCCGTCAAGGGACTCATCGCCGCCAAGCAGGCATACAACACAATGAGAGCGGCCGAGGGTGCGGCCAATATCGCCAAGTGGGGACCGTATGCTATCGCCGTAGGTGCCGCGGCCGCCGCAGGGGGCGTGCTGATGGGCCAGATGATCGAGAGGGCGGTCAACGTCCCGGACACGGATGCGGGGATGAGGATGATGGCAGGAGGACAGTCGTATGGCAGATGAGAGAGAGGTCAAGTACGTATTCGAGGCCGAGGACAAGATCAGCGGACCGATGAAGCAGGCGGAGGAACAGCTGGACGCGACCAAGCAGTCCGCAGCCGAGTGCACCGCCGAACAGCAGAAGACGATCCTCAAGAGCGTGGAGACCCTCGCCGCCCTCCACGGCATCCAGTCCGGCGTGTCGGCCGTGACCAACAGCGTCCACACCCTCGGACTGGTGGACGAGGAGACCTACAAGACCCTCCAGAAGGTCACGGCGGGCATCCAGCTCGTGGTCGGTGCCGGAGAGCTCATCAAGGGAGTGAGCGCACTCTGGCAGACATACAACTCCGTCCTCAAGACCACGGCCATCGTGAGCACCTTCGCCAGCATCGCCGAGAACCCCGCCAAGGGTGCGCTCATCGTGGGCGGTGCGGCACTCGCCGCCGGAGCGGTGGCCGGGTACATGTACTCCGCGACCCAGAACAACAGCACGGTCATCAACGTCCAGCACACCGAGCAGGCGAGGCAGGCCGAGACCGTGGTCGACACCGGGACGTGGTACTGATGGTCACGAGTCTGACGGTGGGACAGCAATACATGGTAGGGGACGGGGTCCAGGGATACCTCGGGAAGAAAGGGCTCCCTCCCTGGATGCACTTCATCGACTCCACCTCGAAGATAGCGAGAGGGAACGCACAGCTCCCGAGCGGATACCACAGGATAACACAGACCGCCGTATTGCTGGGACTCAATCATTCCCAGATAACGACCACGGACGAGTCGGTTGACATCGCCCCCATCCAGCTCCCCGCCGATAACGAATGCCCCTGGCGGGTCGCCATATTCGAGCCCGATGGGGCATATCTCCTCGCCGACGGATTGAGGGGCGTGCCGACCATCGGCACACCCGAGGTCCGCCTGACGAGATCCGCACCGAGCAGGACGGTCGTGCGGTTCGCCCTCGGCAAGGGGAAGGACAACATCCTGTCGGCGGACTTCGGGAGATGGAGCGACGGACAGACCCGGGCGGTCACGAGAGGGATGGAGCTGACCGTCGAGTATAGGGATGCTGATACCGAGAACCTCGTCCTCGTGTTCCGTGGGCGCATCTTCCAGATTGAGAGCGGGGACACCGTGACCGTCACGGCCTACGACAGGCTGATGGATCTCTACCAGACCACGGGGCAGTACCTCTCCCACGCAGGACAGGTGCAGGATGCGAAGTCGCAGAGCAGGACGGAGTCGGGGAACAATTGGGTGTATGAGATGGGGGTCGATCTCGGACTCCTCACGAACGTGGTCCCCATCAACAGGCTCAACATCAACGCCAGCGGGGACACGTCCTACCAGGCGGAGAGCGAGAACGACATCATCATCCACCCCCTGCCCGCTGACAGCGGGATCTCTGTCAGCGCGGGGGACATAATCTCCCGCATCCAGACCAAGGTCTCGACCACCAACAGGGCTTATACACCGTCGACGCCTCAAACGACGACGGCTATATTCGCGGTAGCGGTCACGGTCAGGGTGTACGTCTACGAGGCACAGGGCTCGACCTTCGTCCTCAGAGCGTCAGGGACTGCCGAGATAGGGGGAAGCGGAACGGCTACGACAGGGGCAACCCCCAGGACGATCATCGTGGACAAGAAGGACCAGGAGCTCGATATAACCCTGGACAACCCCGTGACTGTCTCCGACCCCTCGGCCCTGTACATCGGGGTCAGCACATCCCACAGAGTCACAATAGCGCAACATGTGGGCGGTGCCTTATGCTATTGGGGAGCGAACAAGAGCACCAGCCAGCCGACCGTGTCGGGCACATATTACAGGAGCTCGGACGGAGTCAGCTGGAGCGCGGACTCCTCATCCTCCAAGCCCGTACTGGGCCTGTCCTTCACGCACAACGGTACCCCGATGTCCCTGTCGCTGGCCACCATCTCCGGCACGACCATCGTTATCGACAAGGGCAGTCTCCCCGCAGGACCGTCCGGCACATACCTCTCGACCGAGGATGCCGGAGTCGGGATCTTCGCCAGCTATTACGTCGCAGACAAGGCACCGCTCATCGACATCGTCCGCGAGCTCATAAGCGCGGCCGGACTCAATCCCAATATAGGGGAGGGGGTCAACCTCGGCCTCGTGACGTTCTACACGTGCATCACGACCGACTACCTCACGGTCATACGCGGACTCGTGGAGGGCAGGAGCTGCGGAATCCGGGACACTGTCACGGATGCGGGAGTCATCGCGGTCCTGCCGGAGCACACGGTGGACGAGACTCCTGTCATGAGCCTCAGCACCGACCCGACGGGGTCGGAGAGGATCATCACGTCCCACAATCTGACGGCCCATTGGGCGGCGGAGAAGGGGACGGTGGCCTACATCGCAGAGAACAGCACCAGCTCGGGTCTCCCCCTGGCTCTGGAGACGGATGACGGCCTGATGGACGACTCGCTCATCGAGGCCCTCCAGTCTCCCCTGTCCTCCATCCAGGTGGACAACACTCTCGGCACGCACGATATGATGGCGCACAGCGCAGGCGGTGCCATCAGAAAGCTCCACACCAACACCATCGAGGGCACCGTCGTCCTGGCGGGCTACCGCCTCGGTCTGTGGGACCTGTCCGGCTCGGGCGTGGGCGGTCTGCCCGTGTCTCTGGATGTCCCCGAGTACAAGGCTCAGGGCGTGGCGATCCCCACCGAGGTGGTCCTCTCGAACGGCCAGACCTCCGTGAAACTGGACAACATCCGCACGCAGGACAGGAGCGGAGTGGCCAACAGTATGGGCCTTGTGGAGGGTACGGTCTCCAACGACGCCACCCTCCTCCCCAAGACGGTGTATGTGTTCGGCAAGCCGGACAACTCGCATGATAACCAGATATGGGAGGGCAGGACGTTCTACAAGCTGGACTCGATACTGCTCATGCGCGCAGACGGCACGGTCATCGGACAGAACAACCAGGCATACCTCCGTACCGTCGTGGATGAGGCGGGCTACCTCCACCTGCTGGGCGTGTTCCCCGTGAACGCGGGGAGCTGGGAGAGCGTCTCCCCGATAACCACGGCGACCGCAGGGATCTCCTACTCCTCCTCCGCCACCAACGAGCAGCTCATCGTGGCATGTCTCGACCCGCCCAAGTACGTCATCGACAACCAGAACATCCACGTCGACATCAGGATCCGCAACCAATAAATCACGAGATGACGGTCCGCACAGTATGAGAAGCAGGACCATACCCGTTATATTGTCGCTCATCTCCCTGGCGGGGTTCGCCATCATCCCCGCCGGGGACTCCGAGGCCGTCAGCTCCGAAACCCACGCAGTCCTCTGGCTGTACGGCGAGGACGGCACCCTCGTGACCACGCTGACCGTGACCGAGGGAAAGGACCTCCGCCACGCGCTCAACGGCGTGATGGCCACGACCCCCCATTGGAGGGACATCGTCACGGGGTACGAGTACCCGATGGACAAGCTCGTCACTCACGACCTCATGCTCCGCGCATCGACGGAGATCCCTCCGCAGGAGCCTGTCCCCGAGCCGGAGAATCACGACCTCCTCTACCTCGGAATCGCCGCAGTAGTCATCATCGCCGCCATGTTCGGCATAAACGCATGGTGTAACCGCCGTCCCTAATCCCGCTTTTAAACCCTCTGGGCCATAAACCATCATGAAGTGGCCCGCCCTTTTTAACAGACCCGTACCCACGGCGCACGAGAAACCCGCCAAGGGCATCAAGGGGGCCACCATCCGCGTCAGACTCAAGTCCGACACCAGCTCCCGCAAGGACATCATCGACATCACGAAGGAGGCCGAGGCCCACAAGGAGTTCAACGAGATCTACGAGACCACCGTAGCGGGCTCCATCATCGACACCGAGACGGACGACCTGTTCGCTCAGGGCTGGGCCGTCATCGGGGACGATCCCGATGCGGTCGCCAAGGTCCGGGAGTACCTCACGGCCGTCAGTTTCGAGACCGAGGTCAAGAAGCTGGCCGTGGAGTCCAAGGTGTACGGCTTCGGCATCGCTGAGGTCGGCACCGTCGGCAACCGCCACGCACTCGTGGCGCACAGCTCCTATAACATCTTCCCCGTCCCCGACGAGGACGGATGGCTGGACGGTTTCGTGCAGAAGGGGAGCAACAACACCACCCTCACGACCTGGGGCGCCCATGAGGTCATCAGCCTCGCACTCCGCCCCAACGCCGCCACCCCCGGCACCGGGAGGAGCGAGCTGGCGCAGGCCTACACCGCAATCGTGGATTACGAGAACATCCGCAAGGCCAACGCGGAGATGATCCTCCGCATGGGATACCCCACCTACGACGTCGAGTTCACGGACACCGACGGCATGGCTCCCGCCGACTCGCTGGAGGGCGACCTCTCCGACCTCGCCCCCGGCTCCGTCCTCAGCACCGCGCTCGGTGCCAAGATCAACACGCTCAACCAGGCGGGGGTCACGCAGGTCCAGACCTATGCCGAGACCGCTCTCCAGGCCGTGGCCGTGGCGATGCAGGTCCCCCGCTCGATGGCGGGACTGGCCGACAACTCCGAGGCCACCGCCAAGGTCACGCAGGCGAAATACTTCAACCGCATCGCCGCCGAGCAGAACATCATCGCCCAGACGATGCAGTCCCGCTACCTCGACATCTATGTTCTCCCCGACCTCGGGATACCCAAGGGCTCCGTCCAGCTGATGTTCAACAACCCCGACCCGGATGCGCAGCTCAAGAAGGCCCAGCTCCTCCAGATCCTCACGGCCCTCGACCCGACAGATCCCGAATACCTCCTCTCTGTCGAGGAACAGGCAGAGCTCTGGGGCAAGCATCCCAAGGCCGGGGAGTACGACCAGTCCAAGATAATGGACACCCTCAAGGATGCGGTCATGCACCACATCGCAGGAATCACGGGAGGAGCTCAGGATGAGCAGGAGTCCCGTTAACCGCAGAGACCCCTCCGGCACCCGCAAGATAGAGCGGGAGGAGATCGCCAGGCAGAGAGAGGTCATCCGTGCCTACACCGAGGCGATGGCCAAGGTGGCGGTCGGCGACAGTCCCGAGAGGGAGGAGACCCTCCGCAGGCTCGGGGCATCCCTCTCCGACGACCTCGCACAGGCCTCGGACGACTGGATGGTCAAGACCGAAGAGGCGACCGTCCGCACCAGCGACCGTGTGCTCAACAACCTCCACACCGGGATCAAGCTCGGCAACGTCCACATCCCGAGGGAGGAGGTCGAGATGCTCCGCATGAACATCCGCGAGAACGTCCGCTCGGTCGGTAACGACCTCCTCAAGGACGTGACCCGCCTGGTGGCCGAGGGCTACCAGAACGGATGGGGAGCGGACCAGACCGCGAGAGCCATCCAGGAGGCGGGGGATTATCAGGTCAGGCACGCCAGCACCATCGTCCGTACCGAGACGATGAGGATATGCGACGTGGTCGCCAAGGCACGCTACGATGCGGCCGGATGCGACGGCTACCTCTCATTCCCCACGGATGACGACCGCCTCTGCGAGCATTGCGTCAGACAGGCGACCGGGGGCAACGGCTCCCCCCTCAGGGTGTACGCCCTGGAGGAGCCGATGGCTCTTCCCTGGCATCCCAATTGCAGATGCTGCCGCATCCCCCACTTCCCCGACCAGGAGGCCATCACGATATGACCAAGTACGACGGATACTCGAAAACCTACTACAACCAGCAGGAGACCCTCAGCTCGTTCGAGACGACTGCGGACGGCTCCCTGCTCATCCACGGCGTGACTGTCATGGCCGTGGGAACCTGGACCGACATGCACGGCATAACCACCCGCTTCACGGAGGAGGTCCTCCAGAGGTGCGCCGGAGCATGGGACGATAATGCGGTCTGGACCAGACACGCGGGAGGGGCACCCCGCAGCGTGACCGAGAAGGTCGGCGCAGTCATCAGCCCCGTTTACTCTCCAACCGACGGCGCGGTCATCGCGGACGTCTTACTTCACAACAGGACCGACATGTCCCGGGCCTGCTCTGAGCTCGTGCAGATGGCACGGGAGCAGGGCGGGATCAAGGATGTGAGCGCCGAGTGCATGGTCGTCATGGACTCGGACGGTACCGTGACCGACCTGATCTTCACGGGGCTCGCCCTCGTGGAGGACGGAGCGTGCGAGACGTGCAGGATACCCGCCTACGGAAGGGAGGAATCAGATATGGCAGACGACGAGAAGAAGACCACCGAGGAAACCAAAACCGAGGAGACCGAGGTCGAGGAGACCGAGACCGAAGTCCCCCAGGGCGGAGACCTCGCGGAGATCCTCGAGAAACTCGTCGAGGCAATCATCCCGGACACCAAGGAGCTCATCGAGGCAATCAAGGCGTCCGAAGGAGAGGACCGCATCAGGGCCATCGGCCAGCTGGAAGGATGTATGAGGTCGTGGGGAGTCCCCATCGACACCTACTCCAAGATGCTGGACGACAGGCTCGCGGAGTTCTCCAAGGCCCTCGACGATAAACTCGCAGGCATCCAGAACAGCATCGCACAGTACAGCGCACCCGCCGGGCTCAAGGGCAAGATGGGCGCAGAGAAAGAGGATGTAGCTGAGCCTCAGCACTACACCGTCTACGGCATGAGCGGTATCCGCTCCGCCAACTACTACTGAGGCACCAAGGAAGGAATAGACATGGCCGCAATCACAGCATTCCCCGACATCCCCGACAC